GAATTAGTAAGTCAAATTTTAAACATATTAGAAAATGAGTAAAGATAAAACATCAAGTCCAAGAGGTGGTAATAGAGGATGCTTATGTGCAGATGGTACATATAGCATTGAATGTTGCGATGGAGAATTACATTCACAGGGAGTAGGTTCATTAGTGCAAAGCGTTGCATCAACAATAGTAAACACAAATCAAGAAAGAGTATTAATCACAACAAGCAACTAAAATGAGCATAGAAAGCAAAGTATTTGAAAAATTATTTAGTTCTGATAAAGTAGAATTATCATCTCAAAAAGTAGAATTAGCATTAGCAGATGATTTTATAACCGTATTTACTAAAGCAAATAATGACCAAGCTAAAATTTCAACTGCATTAGTAAATGATTTAGCAAAAGCAGCAAATTCTTATAAAGGAAATATTGCAGATTGGTCAAAAGCACAATCAATAGGTAGTCAATTACTTGTTAGATCAAAAGAAATAGGAGTAGAATTACCTGCTGCTATTATAAATAGAATTAAAGCATCTGAAATTGAAGTTAAAAAAATGACTGATTTAATTGCTAAAATTTCAAAATTATACGGTGAGTTTTAATAAATAAAATAAATATATGGAATACAAAAGCACAAAAAATCGAGTTAAAGCAGTTTTAGGCTTTCAGGTTAATTTGGCGCAGATGAAGTTAGAAGATGGAGTTACCATTATCGAGGCTGAAGAATTTGCACCTGAATTTTCTGTTGGTATTGTTACTGCTGATGGTATTGTACCTATGCCTATTGGCGAGTACACATTAGAAGATGGTATGGTTTTGGTTGTTGCAGTCGAAGGTATCATAGCTGAAGTTAAAGAGGCTACAACCGAAGAAGAAGCAACACCAGAAGTAGAAATTGAAGTGGAGGCTAAAGCAGCACCACAGGCACCTGCACCACAAGCAAAGCGAGTGGTTGAATCAGTTAGTAAAGAAACTTTCTTTGCAGAAATTGAAAAATTGAAAACGGAATTGTCATTACAAATCAATGAAGTAAAAACGGAAAATGAGTCTTTGAAAAAAGAAAAAGAAGCATTGGAAGTACAATTAAATTATCAAGAAGAAGGTGCTGAACCAATAGTTCAAAATCCTGAATCTGCAGAAAAAGTACAAGGATTCTCTTTTGGTCAAAATAGACCTGAAACTATCCAAGATAAAGTTTACGAAAAAATGTTCAACTAATTAAATTAAAATAAAAAATGCCAACTACAACTAGTATTACCACAACTTACGCAGGTGAATACGCAAATAAAATTATTGCGGCTTCCTTGCTATCTTCTCCTACCATTGATCGTGGTGGAATCGAAGTAAAACCAAATGTACGTTTTAAGCAAGTTATTAAAAGAGTAGGTACTGATGCCATTCTAAAAGATGCTACTTGCGATTTTGATGCAACATCAACAGTTACTTTGACTGAAAGAATTATTCAACCAGAAGAATTTCAGGTTAATTTACAATTGTGCAAGAAAGATTTTGCAAGCGACTGGTTAAGCGTTGAGCAGGGATATTCTGCTTTTAAAACTTTGCCTAAATCTTTTGCTGACTTTTTAGTTGCTCATGTGGCTGCTAAAGTTGCTGCTAAAAACGAAACTAATATCTGGGAAGGTGTTACTGCTAACGCAGGTGAATTTAATGGTATTTCTACATTATTAACTACTGATGCTTCTTTGCCTTCAGGACAAGAAATTGCAGGTGCTGCTGTTTCTTCTTCAACTATTATTGCTGAATTAGGAAAAATTGCCGATGCAATTCCTGCTTCATTGTACACTAAAGATGACCTTTACATCTACGTTTCTCAAGCTATGGCTCGTGCTTACATTCGTGCTTTAGGTGGATTTGGTGCATCAGGCTTAGGTGCTAATGGTACTAACGCAATGGGAACACAATGGTACAACAATGGATCTCTTACTTTTGATGGTATTAAAATCTTTGTTGCCGATGGTCTTGCTTCTACAAAAGCAATTGCTACTCAAAAATCTAACTTGTATTTTGGTACTGGTCTTATCTCTGATTTGACAGAAGTTAAGGTTATTGACATGGCTGACTTGGATGGTTCACAAAATGTTCGTGTAGTAATGAGAATGACTGCTGGTGTACAATACGGATTTGCTTCTGATATTGTTACATACGGAATCACAAATTCTGCAAACTAATTCAAATAGCACCTCATTAATTTGGGGTGCTTATTTTTAACTTTTAAATTCAATCAATATGCCGGGATGTGATATATCATTGGGAAGATTAGAGCCTTGTAAAACAAGTGTTGGTGGATTAAGAGCAGTTTATTTTATGATTGAAGGAGATGCAACTGGAGTTACTTATGATGTAACTAACACAGATGCAATTACTGCTATTGCAGGAACTCCAATCGGATTTAAATACGATTTGAAGGGATCAAGTTCATTCGAGCAAACCATCAATTCAAGTCGTGAAAACGGAACTACTTTTTTTACACAAACTTTAAATTTAAGTTTAAAGCAATTAACGATTAAAGACCATAGGCAAATTAAATTACTTGCTTTTGGTAGACCTCAAGCAATAGTTGAAGACAACAATGGAAACCTTTTCTATTGTGGATTAAAAAATGGTCTTGATGTTACAGGTGGTACAATAGTTACAGGTGCAGCGATGGGCGATATGTCTGGCTACACTTTGACAATCGTAGGTGAAGAACCTGTACCTGCAAACTTTATTACAACTACTTTAACTGCGGCAGGTGTAACGGTTACATCTGGAACATAAAATTTTTGTTTGTTTGGGTTGAAATTAGGAGGCTTTTGCCTCCTTTTTTCGTTAAAAAGAAAACAAAATCAATTTTTAGCGTTTATACATTATGATCGTACTCAAATCATCTGCAAGCAATCAGGAAGTATCTTTTATTCCAACAAGAATAGATGATGCTAATTATGTATTTATTAAGAATGAAACTACAAACGTAGAAACATCATTTAAAATAAATTGCAAAAAGAAAAGTTTTTTTAGCACGTTTAAGATGGTATTTGATTTAGAAGAAGGACATTTTTATTCTTTTAAAATTAAGTATTATGGAGTTATAGATAATGTGTTAGATTATCATTTAGTAAGCAACATGAAGGTTTTTTGTACTAATCAATTACCAGATAGTTATTCGGTTAATAATAATGAGTATGTTAATCGTTCAGAAAATATAATATTTTATGAATAAGAAAGATCATTTAAATTCACATTTCATTCAATTAGAAGCATACTCACAACCAAAAATTGTTGAGTCAAAAAGAGATAATTGGGTAGAATTTGGAGAGGACAATAACTTTTTCCAATTCCTTATTGATAGATACAATGGATCTACCACTAATAATGCTGTAATTAACAATATTGTAAAGTTAATCTATGGTCGTGGTTTAGATGCAACAGATTCAAGTAAAAAGCCTAATGAATATGCGCAAGCAATTATGCTATTTAGAAAGGATGTACTTAAAAAGGGAATTGCAGATTTAAAGTTATTAGGTCAATATGCTTATCAGTTAATTTACAACAAGCAAAAGACTGAAATTGTTAGAGTAGAGCATATTCCTGTTCAATTATTAAGAGCAGAAAAATGTAATAGCAAAGGAGAAATAGAAGCCTATTATTATTCTGATAATTGGGAAGACACAAAGAAATTTGTGCCTAAACGTATTCCTGCTTTTGGATTTGGTGATAAGACTTTAGAGATACTTTATGTTGGTAATTATACGGTAGGTCAAAAATATTATTCTAATGTTGACTATGTTGGGTGTATTCCTTATGCAAAATTAGAAGAAGAAATAGCAGATTATTTGATAAACGATGTGCAAAACGGATTTAGTCCAACAAGCATAGTTAACTTTAATAATGGCATTCCAGATGAGGAAAAAAGAGAATTAATTTCAAGACAAGTAACTAAAACACTTACAGGATCAAAAGGTAAAAAGGTAGTTGTGTCATTTAACAATGATGAAACAAAGAAAACCACAATTGATTCAGTTCCATTAAATGAAGCACCAAAGCATTACGAATATTTATCAGAGGAATCCAAATCAAAGATATTATTAGGTCATGGTGTTGTGAGTGGATTGCAATTTGGTATTCCAAGTGCAAGTGGATTTAGTTCTAATGCTGATGAATTAAAGAACGCTATTACCTTATTTGATAATATGGTTATAAGGTATTTTCAAGATACTTTTTTAGATGGATTAGATAAGGTTTTAGCTTACAACAAAATTAGTTTAAATCTATATTTTAAGACTTTGCAACCATTGGAGTTTATCGATTTAAATCCTAATTTAAATAAAGAGCAATTAGAGGAAAAAACAGGTGTTGCTTTATCATCTCATATTGATTTTGATCCAGCTGAATTTGGTGAAGATGTTAATTTAGATGAATGGGAATTAGTTGATAGTAGGGAAGTTGAAAGCATGGAAGATGAGATTCGTTTGGATGCTGAATTGGAAGCAATGAACAATCCAAAAAAGTCACTAATGCACAAGATTTACGAATTTGTCAGTACTGGAGTTGCAAGACCTAATATTGGGTCAAGTCAAGATGGTAAATTATTCATGAGTCGTTATCGTTATAGTGGTAATCCATCACCTGAAAGAGAATTTTGTAAAAAAATGATGGCTGCAAATAAATTATATAGAAAAGAAGATATTGATCGAATGAGTACAAAGAATGTTAATCCAGGCTTTGGTATGTCACCTGAACCAAATAAACCTTATGATATTTTTTTATGGAAAGGTGGTGGATTATTAAGTGAAGCATACAATTTTGGAACTTGCAAACATTTTTGGGTTCGTGAAACTTATAAAAGATTTACAGATCCAAGACGCAAAGGATCAGTTCAAATAACTCCAGCACAAGCAAGAAAGCAAGGAGAAATTTTACCTACTAATGATAAACGTGCTTACATAGCGCCTCATGATATGTAAAGGTGTATTTGAATTGTAATCAATATTTCTTATATTTGTAAAAAAAACAAATATGGAAATTTGGAAAGAAGTAAAAGGATTTGAAAATGAATACGAAATTTCAAATCATGGTAATTTAAGAAGTAAGGATCGTTTTGTTAAACATTATGTTGAAGGTGCAAATCGGTTTTATAAAGGACAATCTAAAAAGATTAGATTAGACAATGATGGTTATTATAAATGTAATTTAAAAAAGAATTCTAATAGATTTGATTTTAGGGTTCATAGATTAGTTGCCGAAGCATTTATAGAAAATAAAGAATTTAAAAAATATGTTAATCATATTAACGGAATAAAAACTGATAATAGATTAGAAAATTTAGAATGGTGTACTGCAAGTGAAAATGTAATTCACGCAGTAAAAATTGGATTAATTAAAACTAAAATAAATGATATTGAGGCTTTAAAAATTTATTCATCCAAATTATCAAATAGAAAATTGGCAAAAGAATATAATGTTGATAGTACTATAATATGGAGAATAAAAAATAAAAAATCATATAAACACTTATGGCAACAGCATTATTTATAAGTCGTGATGAATTAATAAAATATACTGCGTTAAATGGCAACATTGATACAGACAATTTTTTGCAGTGGGTTAAGTTAGCACAAGACATTCACATTCAAAGTTATTTAGGTACTGATTTATTTAATAAGATTAACAATGATATAGTAGCAAACACTTTAGCAGGCAACTATCTAATGCTTGTAAATGTGTATATCAAACCTATGTTGATTCATTGGTCGATGGTTGAATTTTTACCATTTGCAGCTTACACAATTGCCAATAAAGGAGTCTACAAACATGGAAGTGAAAATAGTTCTAATGTTGATAAATCAGAGATTGATTTTTTAGTAGAAAAAGAAAGATCTATTGCACAAAATTACACAAGAAGGTTTATTGACTACATGAGTTTTAATAATAATTTGTATCCTGAATATAACACAAATAGCAATGCAGATGTATTCCCAAGCAAAGAAAGTGATTTTGTT